GAGCGAAAGAATGTGGATTAAAGAAATAATATCAGGCCTTAGCTTTGGCGTAATAGGCGGATTTATTTTGTTCGTATTACCGATAATTATGGAGATATAAATGTTCAAATGGATCGAACGTAAAATATTACGTCCTATAATAAAAAACCCTGTAGAAGCAATTATAGGGGGTGCAGCAATAGCAACAATGGGTCCCGCAGCTGCGGGTGTAATAGGAAAATTAAGTGCAGGCACAAAAGTGGCCTTGGCATCAAGTGCAGCAAGTACGGCAGGCGCAATTTTAACAAGAAATGATGCTAAAAAAGAAAACACAAGGGTGTTGGCTGCAAACAAAGCGGAAAGCGAAAGAGTATACGAACGTAATAAAAAAGAAGTTGTTGAAAGCAGAGAATACAATACAGGAGTGCGTGAAAATTATTATGATAATTTGGTAAAAGACGCACAAAAGGCAGGGATTAACCCTTTAACAGCGTTAAGGGCCGGCGGCGGTAGCGCATACGGCACAGCCGTAGCAGGAACAATGGCACAAAGTGTTATGATGGACGGGGTTTATGCAACCCCTACCCTGTCAAGAAATCCAATCGCAGCGGGATTGGAAACAGGCGTAAATGTAGGTTTAGCGGAATTTACAAGACAACAAAATTATTCTCACGAAAGTAGAATGGATGAGTTAAATAAAAGTTTAATATTAGCCCAGGTAAAAAGTATAAATAGTGAAATAGCACGCGGAAATTATGACGACGAAGCGTTGGATTTAAAATTTGCCGGTGCTGACGTGGAAATTGATGAAAATTTTTCAAATGTTGAAGATTACGAGGAACGATATGGAGATATTGTTGGCTCGTTGGTTGGACTGGGAGTTGCAATAGCAGACGCTAGAAAAACAGCGATGGTTTTGATGAGCAACGAAAGTACAGCAAATTTTTCTAGAAACAGAAGAAGAAAAACTAAACAATTTTTACCACCAGTAACAGTAACAACTTTGAAAGGACCTCAGAAAAGGGGTGAAATGCGCGGTGCGTATTGAGCTGCACAAAGTGTAAAAAAATAAGAAAAATAATTAAACGAATTATTAACAGGAGAAGAAAAAAATGAGAAATACAGAAATGATACCTAACGTCCCAGTGAGCTTTCAGCGCACAAGACGTATGAGCAAAGGACGTGTATTAACGTCAGGGGATGCGGGTAAGATATTACCGATTAAAGCAGATCCAATATTACGCGAAGAAGGTTTCAGCGGAAATGTAAATGTATCAGTGGAAATGATGGAAACATCAGAAAAGCCAGTGAACGCTATTGTGGCGAAAGCATGCACATATTTTGTACCCTATTTAGCATTTGACCAGTTTAACGGGTCAATAGATGAATTAAATAGAAGTTATAGCAAAGAAAACGGAATAGCGGGGTCACCGGTAAGTTTTTTTGAAAAGAATAAATATTATAACGGTTCAGCGGTTGTTACAGACAGTACTCCAACAGATATGGATTCTGGCGATAATGGCAGAGCGACATTTTATGGAACTATGGGGCTACATCATGGTGTAGCAGACATGAACAATAGTTACGTGCAAGCATATAACGCAATTGTGAACCATAGAAGAAAAGCAAGATCTACAAGTTTAGCTGTGCGTAACGAATTTGAACATGATCTTGCGGAAGCATTTTGGCCAAACGAAGGAAACAGTCATATTATGGCTGATTTTGATCAAAAGCTAATAGATGGTGAAGTAGCGTTAAACGCGTTGACATTTAAAGCACCGTTAAGGTCAACTGCTATGAGTGTTGGGACAACATTTCTAGCTGGTGACGAAAGTACAACTGGTGCGTCAACTATGTATTCACCTGCAGAAAGTGATGTAAACAAATTTCAATTAAGTTCTACCCAAGTTGCGCCAGACGGATCGACTGGTGGATGGGTTTTTGACCGTTTATGGGCAGAAATAACAGAAGGTGGCGGAGCTAAAATGTCTTTAGCAGACATCGAGCAAGCCAGAAAAACGGCAGCGTTTGCAAAAATAAGAGCTGCTTATGATGGTATAGACGACGAATATATAATTGATTTGTTAATGCAAGGTATAACAGTACCAACAGAAGTAATGAAACAACCTATGTTGATTGGATCACAAACTGGAATGTTTGGATTTTCACAACGGTTTGCAACCGATAGTGGAAATTTAGATGATACAGCAACAAATGGATTTGTATCATTGGGTTACAGAGTGCGAGCGCCCAGGACAAGTATTGGCGGCATAGTGATGACATGTTTAGAAATCGCACCAGAGAGGGTTTGGGAACGCAAGAAAGATTATTTCTTGTATACAACAGATACTGATAATTTGCCAAATGCCCTACGGGACAGTTTGGACCCAGAAAAAGTTGCAGTGGTTAAGAAAAACCACCTGGACGTTAATCATAGTGCTCCAGACGCAACTTTAGGATATGCACCATTAAATCACGAATACAATCGAGATCAGATTAATGTAGGCGGTAAATTTTATAGACCGGCTAACGATGCATACACAGAGGTTCGGTCAAGAATTTGGACAAATGAAACAACAGATCCAAGTTTGTCGACCGATTTTTACTTGTGCACAAATCTACATAAAAAGATTTTTGCAGATCAAGTAAGCGATAGTTTTGAGATTACAGCTGTAAGCGATTTAACTGTCGATACAAACGTAGTGTTTGGGGATCGCTTAATAGAAGCAGACGCGACATCAGACTACGACTCAATCACTAACTTAGTTGACGCAGCGCGTATTACAAAAAGCTAAGTAGTGCAACGGCGGGGGAACCTCCCTCCCCCGCCATTTTATTAAAATTAAAAAGGTGATGAAATGAAACATTTTAAAGTTGGTGTAATAGACCATTGGAGCAATTATAATGCTGGCGACGTCATAGCCTTCCCAAGCAATAGACCGAGACGCGTAGCGTTTGAGGTTATCGCGAACTCTCCCATTGAAATATGGGCAGATGTTGAGGGAAGCGATCTAAGCAAGGCAGTACTCATCGCAAGTGGCGACGACAAGATGTCGGTTGAGTATACTGCAAAAAGTAATTCATGGGTGCTTATAAAAGCAGACAAAAAAGCCCAGGTATGGGTTAATTTGCCAGATTTAGATCAAAACGTTGCAAAAACAATGGACGACGAATTTGTTAATTTAGAGCCACGCATTCGCGAAAATAAAGAATTTGGGCAAATGGTGGAAATAATGAAGTTAAACAAAGCTCATTTTGATGCACAAATGAAAGACGAGCGTACACAGCTTGCGGAAATGAGGCAGCAAATAAAAGAAATGCAGGCAAATAAAACAGTAGTAGCGGAGGAAGTAACAGAAGATGTTACAGAAGGTGAAGCCGCTACTTAGTTTTTTAAAGTGGATACGGTTTTTAGACCGTATCCAATATTTAAAAGGACTGGCGCATAAAAAGCATACGGATGCTGCTTTAGACCTAATAGACGAAAACGCTCATAAGAACATTCATGTTGTTATAGACCAAAGTGAAAACGAATATATGTGGGTTCACCCGCAAATAGTCGAATTTTGGAAAGCGATGCACAAAGAGTGCAAAGCAAGGCGTATACCAATTAAAGCGTTTGAATTTTTGAGAACGCGTGAGCGGCAAGATGAATTGCACGCGCAAGGTAGGTCTAATGCAAGAGCAGGCCAAAGCCCACACCAGTATGGTTTAGCCGTTGATATTATCAGCGCGACTAAGGCGTGGGATTTGAGCAAAAAACAATGGGACGTGATAGGTGCCATTGGAAAAGAAATTGCCAGGAAGCGTAACATCAAACTTGAATGGGGCGGCGAATGGGAATTTTGGGATCCTGCACATTGGGAGATAAAAGATTGGAAGAAATACAGACAAGCTTACAACCATTGTGTGGGAAACAGTATAAAGATTCCGGAAGAAACAAGACTTCGTTTTGCTTTCTTGGAGAATGTTTATGAAGCTAATCGATCACGATAGCGCGCAGGGGAGTTTACGTAAGTACAACTCCCCTGCCCCAGAATACACACTCTTGTTAGGATATGCATTTAGTGACACGCTTACGGCAAGCCCATGTGTATAACACCAACGATGTTGAATAATGGGGTTGAAGTAAGCTGTCGCAAATGTTGGCAATGCCGAAAACGAAGAGTTGACGATCTCGTTGGTCGATGCATTGCCGAAAGTAAGTTTGCAAAGCGAACTTACGCAGCAACACTAACATACGGTGGGGAAGCTGGGGTAAACGCAGCAACGCTAGTTTACAAAGACGTACAAGATTTTTTGAAAAGATTAAGAAAAAAATATTCAGTACGGTATATAGTAGCCGGAGAATACGGTACGAAAAAAAATAGAGCGCACTGGCATATTATCTTGTTTTTTGACAAGCAATATCCAGAAGTGGAAAACAATAAACGTGTGAATTGGAAATATTGGACTAAAGGATTTAGTTATTTTCAAGAACCAGATTGGAAAGGGTTTCAGTACGTATTAAAATATGTTCTGAAAGACCAAGACGAACGAGTTAAAGTTGGTCACTTGGCTATGTCCAAGAAACCGCCTTTAGGCGAAGAATACTTTAAAGAGCTCGCAAAACAGCACGTAAAAGAAATGATATTGCCACGCAATATATTTTATAAATTTAGAGACGTGCGAAATAGCAGAAACAAAATAAAAGATTTTTGTATGCAGGGCAAAACAAAAGATATGTTTATGCGAAGAATAAGATGGCGATGGTACAAAAAGTACGGAAAAGAGCCAATGAACGAATTATTTGAAGAATATTTCGAGAATGAAACAAGACGCGAAGAATTCGACGTCGAAATGGAAACGACACGTTTACATTACAAGCCCGTTAAATATGGCGAAAAATGGCAGGATAAAGAAGTAGAACCTGACCATTGGACAAAGGCAGATGTAACGGAAGTAGAATATAAAGGTATCCCTGGTATTCTATGGGAACATAAAGACGTAGCGGAAGTATATACGGAGCAAGGCGAATGGCAAAAAGTAGAAAAACATCACGTAAAACAAATAAAGCAGTTCGGAAAAGTAATTACGCGACGCAAATACGACGAAGTGCTACGGGAACAAATAGAAAATACGTAAGTCCGCCAATTATAAGTATTGGAAGGACTGGAGTGGTTGGAACCGCCGCAACACCTGAGGTACGAAAAATACAAAGTAGGTTGCAATCAATTATTGCACCTATAATAACAACGCCCCTATCAGAAAAGAATAGGTCAGATAAAACAAATCTGCGGCGTCGGTGTAAGGATAGACCAACCCGTAACGAGGCACGAGGCGGAAGTGGAGGAAAAAATATATACCGTGGTGTAAATAACAACAGTAATGAAGACCAAGGCATGCGCCCTGGTCGCAATGGGAAACTCAAATTTAGCCTGGATGGCAGTGAAACGAATCCAAGCAAATTTGAAGCAACAAAAAAATAATTTGACAATGTTTACGAATCAGAGATATACAGAGAACATCCACAGGTTTGTCCGGATTCATAATATATATTATGCGAATCTAAGAGAACAAAACAAGTCCTGTGTAGAACATGGGAGTTGATGTGCACAAATTTATTTTAAAAGAGCTACTAAAGCCAACGTTAAGGCGCGTGGGATCAATGATCGCAGGCGGATTAATTACGATGGGAGTAGCGCAAGAAGCAGCACTTGCAATTGAAACAGGTGCAATAGCTGCAGCCGCAGTCGCAGCCGACCTAATATTTTCATATTGGGAGCGAAAGAATGTGGATTAAAGAAATAATATCAGGCCTTAGCTTTGGCGT